ACATTTCCGCAGAGCAGACAAAAAAGATCTCTGCTTCCGATCTTGTTAAGGCTGGATCGCGACTAAACGCCGACACGATTACTTTTGGCAATGATGTTGTTGTAACCGGTGATTTCACGGTCAACGGCACCATTGACGCTGGCGTATGGAATGGCACGACTGTTGCTACGGGCTACGGCGGAACTGGGCAAACCACCTACACCGATGGCGAGCTGTTGATCGGTAAAACCGATGGCACGCTTGCAAAGGCAACGATTACACAAGGTTCAGGCGTCACGATCACAAACGGCGATGGCGTGATCACCATCAGCGCCACAGGTAGCGGCGGCACCGTAGCCGCAGTTACAGGCACCAGCCCGATTGCAAGCAGTGGCGGCACCACGCCAGATATCAGCATCCAAGACGCGACGACGGCGCAAAAGGGTGCTGTTCAGCTTGAGGATTCCACCAGCAGCACCAGCACTACAACAGCGGCAACACCCAACGCGGTGAAGTCGGCTTACGATCTCGCCAATGCAGCACTGCCGCAATCAGGCGGCACCCTGACGGGCGATGTAACACTGAACGGCCAGTCTGATCTGCGCTTTGCTGATAGTGACAGCAGCAACTGGGTGGCACTGCAGGCACCCGCTACTGTCACCAGCAATGTCACATGGACATTGCCAAATGCTGATGGCAGTGCCGATCAGGTCTTAAAAACCGATGGATCTGGAACGCTTGGCTGGGTATCGCCATCAGTCAGTGGTCCGATCCTTGAAAGCCAGCAAACCATCAGCGAAGACTACACCTTGACCGCCGCTTACAATGGTGTATCTGCTGGCCCGGTTGAAGTGGCAGCCACCTACGCTGTGACTGTACCTGCCGGCGCCACCTGGGCAATCGTCTAATGGCTTACGGATCCGTAAAAGTTGATTCCATTGTCACCAGCACCCAAACGGTGACGGTGGATGACCTGCTTGCCAGTGGTGACATTGGCAGCACGGTGCAGGCGTATGACGCCACTACTCTAAAAAGTGCTGACATCGGCAGTAGTGTGCAAGCCTACGATGCTGACACGGCAAAGCTTGATGTTGCGCAGACCTTTACGGCGGTTCAAACGCTGACCGATCCGGCACTGATCGGCACGCTCAAAGAGGATGTTTACACCATCAGTGATGGCGCCGCCTTTGAGATCGATCCTGGCAATGGCAGCGTGCAGTTGATCACGCTTGGCGCCAGTCGCACACCAAAAGCCACCAATTTTGCAGCAGGCGAAGCCGTCACGCTAATGGTGGATGACGGCACGGCATATACATTGACCTGGACTGACGCCACCTTCGGCGGCTCTGGTGTGGTGTGGAAAACAGACGGCGGATCTGCTCCAACCTTGAATACCAGCGGTTACACAGCCATCGTGCTTTGGAAAGTTGCCAGCCAAGTGTATGGCGCTCGCGTGGGAGATGCGTGATGCTTGGCAAGAAGCTTCTTGGTAGTAAGTCTGTTGAGCCGTATAGCGGGGATATGGCCGTTGCTCATAGCACCAGTCCATATATCAGCGTCTATCCATGGTCGTCAGGTTTTGGTACGAAGTATTCAAACCCTGCGACGTTACCTACTGGCACTGCTAGAGGCGTTCAATTTTCGCCTAATGGTGCTGACATAGCTGTCGCTCACCAACTCAGCCCATATATCAGCGTCTATCCATGGTCTTCAGGCTTTGGTCCTAAGTATTCAAACCCATCTACTTTGCCTGGCTCTGGTTCTGCCTCACTCTATAGCGTTACTTTCTCCCCTGATGGTACCGATATAGCTGCTGCTGGTTCAATCAGTCCTTATATTCATGCGTACCCATGGTCGTCAGGTTTTGGTACGAAGTATTCAAACCCTGCGACATTACCTACTGGCACTGGCAATGGTGTTGCATTTTCCCCTGATGGTGCTGATCTAGCTGTCGCATATGGCAGCAGCCCATATATCAATGTCTATCCATGGTCATCTGGTTTCGGTACTAAGTATTCAGATCCTGCGACATTACCTGCTGGGCTTGGCGCTGGTGTTGCATTTTCCCCTGATGGTGCTGACATAGCTGTTGCACATAGCACCAGTCCATATATCAGTGTGTATCCATGGTCATCAGGCTTTGGCACGAAGTACTCAAACCCTGCAACGTTACCTACTGGCACTGGTAGAGGCGTTCAATTTTCGCCTAATGGTGCTGACATAGCTGTTGCACATAGCACCAGTCCATATATCAGCGTTTATCCATGGTCATCAGGCTTTGGCACGAAGTACTCAAACCCTGCGACGCTGCCTCCTGACATTGCATTCAGCGTTGCCTTCTCTCCTGATGGTGCTGACATAGCTGTGACTCACTTCACGAGCCCATATATCAGTGTCTATCCATGGTCATCTGGTTTCGGCACTAAGTATTCAGATCCTGCGACGCTGCCTGCCAGTGATTCCTTTGACGTTGCCTTCTCCCCCGCATAACCCATGTCCAAACTTGAAACCCTCCAGTCCGCTCTGACCGCTCGTGAGGATGAAATCCTCGGCTATCAGATCAACATCGATAACTACACACGCGCTATCGACAAGATCAACGCAGCCTACGCTGACAACAGCGCCATGGTTGAGTTCCGCGACCGTCTAGCTGAAATGCTTGAACAGCATAAAACCGAGCAACTGAAGGCGATTATTATCCGTGATGTCATCGCGGACCAACTTACTGAACTGGAGGCATCCTGATGTTCTACGCACTCTTGAAGCCTGACGGCTCCCTAGATCGCTACCCTTACACGCTGACCGATCTCAAGCGTGCCAATAAAAGCACCAGTTGGCCGAAGGTAATCAGCGATGAAGTCGCCGCCAGCTTTAACGTTTATCGAGTCACACCAACTCAACAGCCTGCCGAGGATCACACCGTCAATTTGGAGCGCACCGCATCCAAGGTCAACGGCACATGGATTGAGCAGTGGATTGAGACACCTGCCACACCAGAGCAGATTGCAGAACGCACTACAGCAAAGGCAAACGATGTGCGTAATCAGCGGACCGAAAAGCTTGCTGATTGCGACTGGACCCAACTTGCAGACAGCCCGCTAGATGCCGATGCGAAACTGGCGTGGCAGCTCTACCGCGAAACGCTGCGCATGGTTCCCGAGCAACCCGGCTTCCCTTGGAGTGTTGAATGGCCACCTGTGCCTGGCGCTAACTGATGGCTGTAAAAGCTAAAACCGGCACCGGGCGACTGGAACACCAAGCTGGTCGCCCCAAAACTACTAGCCAGGGTTACGGGCAGCACAGCCGCCCTCGCCGCCGAGGTAAAAAACCTTACGTTGGCCAAGGGCGATAACATTAGGAAAAGGTCGGCTGTATGCCTCGCAATGGAGCACCACGAAGAGGCGCTAATTACAGCTAAGCCACCTGAAAGTCCGTTCAACCAAATGATTCCGGCTCTGTTGACCGCTGCGGTGGTCGGCTTAGCTGGTCTTTTTATGCAGGTCGCCAAGCTGGATCAGTCGGTCAATACGGTGGCGGCTGATATTCAAGAACTTAAAAACGACAGCAAGGAACGGTTATCGGATATTGAAACTCGGGTTAGAAATTTGGAAATGACCATTGGCCGTTACAAGCAATGAGCGTAGACTGCAAATAACCGCTGACCAATCATGGACTTCATTCAGCATCCTGCTTTTTGGATTGTTGTTGCTGCAGCTTCTGAGTTGATCGCTCTGTCCCCCCTGAAGGACAACAGCATCATTCAGCTTGTGTTTCATGCCTTGAAGGCTATTAAGGGAAAAAAGCTCTGATTGCGTTTGGCAAGGCTGGCTGGCAACGTCGTCTAGAACAGGCCATTAAACAGTGGTGGTTTGAGCTGACATTGCCGGCCAAGCTTGACCAAGCCGAAAAGGAGTGGCACGCCACACAGCCGCCCACAACAGAGCCGCCAGTCATTGTGCATCACGATATTGATTCTGCGCTGCAGACTGGTGATAGCCGCTTGCTTGGTGGCGCCATGAGTATTCACGCACCTTGGAGCGATGACGCAAAACAAGATCCGTCTGATTGACCTGTTTCGGTATTACAAGGCATTACCGCATCAGATGGCGGCGATATCTGAGCTTGAGGCTGCGATCAACAAAGCGAATCCGCACATCCTTGGTCGTAATCAGGGTTGGTTTAAGACGTGGAGCCAATCGGGCAAACAAGAAGATGATCTGCAACCAGCTGTTGAGTTGATCAAAAAGTTTGAAGGCCTGAGGCTTGAGGCTTATTTGTGTCCTGCTGGTGTGTGGACAATCGGCTATGGCCATACCGGCCCGAACGTCAAAGCTGGATTGAAGATCACGCAAGCAGATGCAGAAGCGTTGCTGCTGTCTGACATTGAGCGTTTTGCCCGTGCTGTTGATACGTGGATCAAAGTTGATCTAACAAATAATCAGCGGTGCGCGTTGATCAGCTTTACGTTCAATGTTGGAATTGGTGCGCTGCAGGAAAGCACGTTACGTAAGCGGCTAAATAATGGCGAAGATCCGGTCAAGGTGGCGATGGAAGAGCTGCCGAGGTGGAACAAAGGCGATGGCAAGATCCTCGAGGGTTTAGTGCGTCGTCGTCGCGCTGAGGTTGAGTTGTTTTGCCATGGCGTTAAGCCAATCACCAATGACGTAAAACTGACGCCCGATAAACCGTTTGATTTTCGCGTTACGCCACACATTAAATATGGCGAGCTTGCGTTAAATCAGGAAGCCAGAAGGTTTGATAAACAGCATCAGTGCGATACGGCAGTTGTGCTTTGCAATTTCCTTGAACGTGCGCGTGCTGCGTTTGGTGGCAAGCCAATCATTATTACCAGCGGCTATAGGCCACCCAAAGTAAATGCTGCTGTTGGTGGTGCATCACGCAGCGAGCATCTTTACGACGCACCTGATACCGGCGCCGTTGATTTTTACCTTGAAGGTGTCAACATTTACGATCTGCAGGAGTGGTGCAAAGTCCACTGGCCTTACAGCTTGGGCTTGGGCGCACCAAAAGGTTTTGTTCATTGCGGAATTAGACCTGGCAGACCGAAAATACAGTGGGTTTACTGAAAACGCCCATACTTATCCCTGTTTCTATTAGGTTTAACGTATACATTCTCTCTGCCCGTTAACCATTGAAGATTGACCGCACGATTGTCGATTGGACTATTGTTTATGTGATCAATATGATACAAACCTCGAGTTTTGCCTTGAATACCCGGACAAGAAGGGAGAAAAGCATCTGCGACAAGCTGATGCACTTTGCAAGTTTTTACTTTTCCATTTTTTGAAAGCACAACGTGGTAGTAGATGTTTGCGCCAGTATGCAGCTTTAGGATTCTGCCCTTAAATTTATGCATCGCTTGACCATTCCACCTTTCGCCGGGAAGGCTTCTTACACGACCTTGATCTGAAACTTCATACAAGCCTTCGTAGCCGACAACGGGCTTCCAAAGCTCTACAATGCCTTCCATCAGCTCAGTTGGGTGAGTTGGTCACGCTCTAGGGGCGGCAACCCGCTGGAGCACCCCAATAATACCGTCAACCCCGTGCTGCTGCCTGATTCTGAGATCCGTGCTTTGTGCCAGTCTCACGCTCTGATTCATCCCTTTAATCCTGATCGCCTAAATCCTGCCAGTTATGACGTGGCACTAGGCGACAACATCATGATTGAAGTTGCTGAAACGCCTGAGCTAATTCGGCACAGCATTAAGACCCATACCAAGGAAGATCCTTATTGGCTGGCGCCGGGTGAATTTATCCTTGCCGAAACTGAGGAAATCTTTAACCTGCCTGACAGTCCGGCTATTGCATCTCAGTTTGTACTCAAATCAAGCCGCGCACGCTCCGGCATTCAGCACATGCTTGCTGGATTTTGTGATCCCGGATGGCATGGCAGCAGGCTGACACTTGAATTGAAAAACGTCCGTCAGAAGCATCGAGTTGGCATCTGGCCCGGACTGCTGATCGGCCAAATGGTCTTCATGCCTTTGAGTGATGACCCTGAGCGGTCTTATGCCGAGGTTGGTCACTACAACAAACATGAAACCGTAATGCCATCTTGGGAAACTTTTAACATTCCGGCTAAGCCGCTTAGCTAAGCTCAGGCAGGAGAGACAAGGATCCCGACCGTCCAGTTGGTGAGCTTGGGCGGTTTTTTATTGTTTAGTGGTCTGGGCCTTGCTCATGCCGCATTTCGTTTGGCAAATCGGGGTTTTGCAGGAAGTGAACAGAGAATTCGTCGTATCCGCGTTGATGTGCCCATAGTTGAACGGCGCCAATTGTTTTGAATGGTCCGACGCGTGTTCTGTCTGGCAGTTTGATGTAATAGTTCATGTTGGTGGTCTTCGCTACCGTTTAAGCAAGTCAGTGGCGGCCTTGTGGTTGATCACATTGATGGCACCGAGCTTGTTAGAAAACGCGACGCCAAACGGCGTTTCAGGGATCAGATACTCTTGCACTTTAATTATCACTGCGCATATTGCTTTGAGCCGTTGGGTAGATCGCCAACGTTGGATCATGTGATTCCAAAAATCAAAGGCGGCACAAGCAACATGAATAATCTTGTGGCGTGTTGTTTTGGCTGCAATATGTCAAAGGGGCATAAGGATTGGCGTGTTTGGTACAGGAGTTTGCCTTTTTGGTCAGAGATTGGAGAGGCAAGGATTTTGGACTGGATCAGTCAGGATTAACCTGCAGTCATTTGGTGAAGGTAAATTTCAGCTTGCCAAAGATCCGAGCTGTAGCGGCACATTCCTTTGTAACAAGTGCGGTAATACATTTCACCGCCCCCCGCCGGTTCTAAAACTTCGATATAACTTCCGCCTTCAAATTCCGTCTTGCTCAATACGGTCGGTTCCATCGTTATACAGGTGGCATTGATCTGCGAACTTACCGTAGGCGCTTTGCTTGGCTTCGGGGAACTCAAATTCGCAGCCGTTACCTCCGTTGTTGACGCGTAACACACTCCAGTGCCTGCAATCCCAGCACGTCAAGTGGCCGCGCGGCTCTGGGTCAAGATCCTGATAAGTTTGGCCTTTTTTAATGCTTTGGTAGATATTGTGAGCCCGAACAAAGGCGGTTTTAAGGTGTGTCGTTTGAAGATCAATAACAACCGTGGCACCGCCTTGTTTGGGCAGTTTGACTTTGGCACGCCAATTTTCAACGAGCGTTCGCCGTTCTAAAACAACTCTGCCGTTGAATAAATTGATCATTTCATTCGTCTTCGCCAAAGGAAGGCATGTGGAAGATGCGCTCTAGTTCAAAATGATCTGGCGGCATTTCATCCGGTGCTTGGCCTTCCCGGAAAGGGTCGTTTAGATCACGGATGATGTAGGTGATTGGTGTATGGCGATAACGCACCTGAAGCGTACCCACCCGTGGACTTTTGGCTAAGACCCTAAAACACCAGTTTTCAAACCAGTTCAAAAAAGGAACTTTGATAGCCATGGTTCAATCCTTGGGTGGCATCAGTTGTGCAATCAGAAGGGTGATAGCAGCATCAGCGTACCTATAACCCAGCTCGCTGTCAGTACAACCAACAGCACGGATGAGATCAGAACGCAGAACGCTGTAATCAAGGTCACGCAGGTTGCTTGCGACTTCGTGTGAAAACTCATCCCAAAGGCCGGTGTAAGTGCCGTCAGTGCGGCCTGCACGTTCGTAAACCACGTCCATGAAATCGGCGCGGCGTTGATCCAGTTCAGTGGCGGTCAGCATAGTTTTTAGCGATTGCAAGGGCTTCAGAACGGGTATCGCAAAGCGGCCCGTACCAAACTGAGGTGCCATCCCAGCACCAAGGCTGAAAGGCAGACATGACACCGTAACCAACCCAGTCAGCGCCGTAACAATGATGTTTTGGGCTGTCGTAGAAGGGTTTAGTTGCTTTGATCGGTGGCATTAGCTATCGGGCAATTTGCCGTTTGATAGCGGATGAAAGGCTGAAGCGCAGCGTACATACGGGCACAGTCGTCAATCGTGTGATTGTTGAACCGTGGCGCCCAGTATTCCGCTAGGCATTCTTTAAGGATGCGTTCAATTTCCGCGGTAGAGATCGCAGATGGCGGCGAAGGAGGGTTCATCTATGGCCTCTGGGAAGCCGTAAGAACATTCACCATGCTGAAATTCAGCACACCTTGAACAGTGCTTGGCTTTTGCCAAATAGTCTTTGCGCACGGTGTCAGTGATGCGTATTGGAACGCGCGGGATTTCGGGTGCAACTTCAGTCCAAGCTTTGCCATTGCGAATAAGAGAAATCGCCTGCCGTGTGACCTTGAACTGAGCAGCAAGGGTGCTGTTGTTGTCAGTTGATTGAAGGATGTAAACCACATCAGCAGGCGTGAGCTTGGTGTTATTTACTCGTGCCATTGAGGCTGGGGAGCTTTACTTCGCTGTGTTTGTCTGGGGTGATCCAACGAAGATCGTTGTAAACCGGCCCCCATGTTTCAAACGCTAGCTGTTTAGCTTCTGTAAGGCCACAAGCTACTACCCAGTCGTAAACATTGATAGATGGAATGGTGAAGTAAAAACGGCGCGGCTGTGGTTGCAATTCAGTCATCGTGATTCGATAGGACGTTTGGACAAGTAAAGCTGGGAAATCTGATAGGTGGCACCGGTGGCGAAATTCTGGACTAAGTAGGTAGGCCAAGAGCAGCCTTCTACCTTGCCGGTGATTGTGGCTTCATGTTGAGGCCAGCCACGGACGTAACAAGGCATTCCTACGTTGAAGCGCCACAGATCACGTTCAGCCCTGACGCCACGAGAATTTGGCGACATTTTGTAGGTCTTTTGGCCTGTTGGGATGACAGGCGCGACCATGCCAGAGCATTGGGCAGTTAATGCAACGAGGCTCATTTGTGGCTGATGTGTTGAGTTTGTGTGCCGCTGTGATGAGCGGTTTTAAGAGTGAGGCCGTCGTGAATGATGGCGGCGAATAGCAGAGAAGGGATCAGGAATTGCAGGATCCCGCAGATGCGATTTTTCATGGCGTGGTGTGGGTTGTCGGTTGGCCGGATCGCTCCGGTTGGGTGAATGGTAGCGGCTATCTGGACGGAGTAAACCCCTAAAAAGGGGTTGTTGTAATTCGTGATCTTGACGCCTTGCCTACCGTGAACGTGATACCGCTTCACACCAATGGACACCGAAGCATGGGATTGGATGCTGGTTAAACCAGAGCCCACCAACGCCTTTCAAGTTGAAAAAGAGGCCCGACGCCTAGAGAAGACTCCAAACGCCGGACCTATCGCCGCTCAGTTATACAGGGCTTGGTCTATGCAGCAAACATTGCTACAGCAAGCCACCAACCGTATCGCAGCACTTGAATTGCAACTGATGAAGACGGATGATCAAGCGGGCACCTGAACGTTCTTCCAAGTCTTGCCGTATTTGATCAGATTCACGGTTGTGACATGCACGCCGTAATCGTTGGCAATCTTCTGCGCCGATTCACCACCAGCCGCCAGGCGGCGCTTAATTTCAACCACCTTTGCAGCATCTAGGGCGCCACGGGTTTTGCGCTTGGCCTTGCGACGCTTGCTGGTCACGCTTTGCGGCTGCGCTTGCTCGGTAACAGCTTTAGGCTGTGCGGCGCCACCAGCTTTGATGACTTGCGCAGATTCAAGCAACCGCTGGATTTGACCAATGCGATTGTTCAGTTCAATGACTTGGGAATCAGTGAGGATAATCATGGGATCCATCAGAAAGAAGCTTCAGGTGATTCGGGCTTGAGCGGGCTGAAGGAGCCTTTGTTGCCCCACTTACCGCCCCACAAAGAGAAACCGGTTTGCTCGGTGTATTCGTCTTTGCCGGTGTAAATGCGGATCTTTTGGCCTTTGGCTTCCGCCTGTTCAGCCATGCTCATTAGATAATTGGCCGCGGCCATTGCCTGCTCAGAGGTGAAATCAACAACGATTTGCTCTTCAGGCGCTTTGTCGTTTTTACGGTTGCGATTTTCCTGAATGCGGAATTTCGCCGTAAAGGCAATGTCAGGCATTGTTTGAAAGGAAGGTGGAAATGATGAGGCGCAGCGCTTGATTGATGTTCTGCCCTGATTTAGCGCAGTACACCTTCAGTTGCCGGTAGGTATCAGGCGGAAGCTTGGCCGCAACAATTGTGCGGTTCTTCCTCCGATTGATCTCCTCTTGTGTTTTGGGCCGTCGCCCTGTCATGCGGGATTGTCAGCGATGTACTTGGCAATGAATTCCTTGTGTTCAGGGAATTGAATACGGTCGGCAATGCGTGGTGCCATGATCTTGAACTGCTTTTTGAAGGCAGCGATTAGGTCATCACGTTTGTCGTAACCCTTGACCCAACCCTTAATTTCCTCAACCTCGTCATCGGTCAGAAAAACAACCTTTGATTCGGTTTTGGCGGCGGGCTTGGCTTCGGCTTTGGACTTGGCCTTGGGCTGAGTGTCCCGCACTTGGGACGGTTCCTTTGGCGTGTCCTGCTGCAAGGCCGGCTTGGCCAGTTCTTCACGGTGCGGATTTTCTATGGCTTCCCGCGCCCAGAGCTGCCATGCGAGGCCGAATTGCGCGGCTGCAGCAGTGCAGAGGCAACGCCGATGAGCGTCAGTGAGATCACGGGCAGTGACCTTTTCAAACGCGATGGCGTTATTACGGTTGTCCATGATCGCCTGCGGGAAAGGCGGCGTATCGGATCCGTTGACGTGTTCAAAGCACCCGACCACATAAGCGGTTCCGTCGGGAGATTTCCAGACATGGCCGGTTTCTGGGTGAGCCTTGAGAGCAAATTGCCAACCCGGCGCATGATCATGAAGAAGGTGGGCAACACGACACCAGTTGACGTAATCAGCGGCGTAAGAGCCGGTTCCTTTGGTTGATACGTCTTGCTGCGTGATGATGCCCCCGAGATTGGGGTAATCGGTCATAGAGGTTTTGAGAGTGTGGTGATCGGTGAGGACAGGGCTCCGGCCCTTGCATGGAGTATACCCCTAAATACAAGTGCTGTCTATATCTCCTCAAACCTGTAACCAGCAGCTCGATGCCCTTTGTCAATTGCCCGTGCAATGCACTGTCTGACAACAAACACATCACGCCCAGCGGCGCCCATGCTCGGGTAGATCTTGCCGGTCTCGATGCAGCGCACCCGTCGTTCCTTCCATTGCCGGTCAGGCCGTCTGGGGTACTCGCGCAGGATTTCCTTTGCCCACCGCGAATCCTCCAGCAGCATTTGCAGGCCAACTTCATTGGCGCCACCAAGACACGCCGGATGCCGACGCGCAAAATCCTTGAACATCTTGGTCGTCACATAATTAAACGTTTGCTTTTTGTTATCACGCCGGTAAGTCTCAAGCGGATAATCTTTAAGGCGCTTCCAACCCGCAATCGTGTCTCTGGATAGCCCAAGCATTTGGCTGAGCTTCATGAACGTATAAAACTCAACTGTTGGCCGATTGGAATAGCCAAGCGTTCTAAGCTTTTTGTCAATCGCGTTTTTGGTGCGATCAGGCAATCCTGTAACGCGTGCCCATAAATTAAATGAACGCACAAGGCGTGACAGCGGCATCGTATTGACGTGATCAATCAGCCATTCCGTCTCTGCCTGCGTCCAGTACCTGACTCGTGTTCTGGGCTTGTTGGCACAGCTTTTGCTGCAGGTCTTACGCGTTGATGGCCTGCCATTGCGCAAGATCTTAATGTCGAATGAAGCGCCGCAAACTTTGCAAATGCGGATGTACCTTGTTGCTCTCACAGTTTGTTGATGGTGATTAGGGCTCCGGGTAATTCGCCTTCATTGGCATACTGTTTCGTCGCTATCAACGTCACAACCTGCGAATCGTCTTTGATCAACACGTTTGTAATACCGTCCAAGGTTGAGCGGCACAGCTTATCAAGGTCAGGTTTGGTGAACTTGTAAAACGGCGCTTTCGGCTTGATTTCACCCTTGCTGTTGTAATGCGCTTTAGGGCGACTAAACAGAAAAGTAATCAGCACGCTGACGGGTTCATCAATCAACTGTTCGCCGGTTTCAAGTGCTGCTTGACTGACGGCAAAACGCCACGGCTTGACCTTCTTTGATGCTTCCACCATGCGGCCATTGCCAACGTGGCGCTTGCTGCCTTGTGGTGCTGGCTCAATGCCCTGCACGGAAAACTTCATTTCGTATGCGTCAAACAACGATTGAGGTGTTCAACGGGTGTGCTCAGTGTGATGCCTTGCACGTCGGGGCGCTTAGAAAGTAACCAAAAAAGAAAGCGTGTCTGCCAGGTCAAGCCGTAAGGGTTGCTAATCATTCGATTGCATCAAACAATTTTCAAGGTGTTTTTTCTGTGGGATGGACTGGTAATACAGGCTCTTGCGTTCGTCTTTAGGGTCAACGGTCAACAGGTACTGCACTAGCTCCGCCACGGCGTCTGTGTATTGGTCTGGATCCCATAGGTCGTACTTCGCCAAGATGGCATCAATGCGATCGTCTACGGGAGAGCCGGCCATCAGAACTCTGCCTTTGGCAGCGTCACTCTCCAGTATTCTGTTTCCTTCTTCTGGGCGACGCCTTCAAACTGCTCTAGCTGCTGCAGTTCTTTGACGGCATTGCTGTACTGCCAACTCGTGCGGGTGCAGCGGGATACCTTGATGCCGTGAAGAGCAAGGTTGCCGTCGTCGTCTTTGATGTCGTCTAGGTCGCCTGCGGTGTACATCAGGGCAAGGTCATCCATGAGGCGATCAAGGATTTCCTGGTGACGTGCGATTTCCTTTTTGGTGCTGGCGATGACGCCGAGCAGTGTGCTGGGGTTGGTCATGCGTGGGGCATCTCTGCAAAAGGAGTATACCCCTAAATGGAGGGCATGGCAACCCGCCTCAAAACTCCGGTTGGTTCAGCATCAAAAACGCGTCACGGGCGCCCTGCCACTCGATCACTGCTTCATCCACGTCCACCTTCTGCAGCGTCGTGCTGCCCGGACGGCTCCACAGCACACCAGCCTTTTGTATGTACAGCTTGGGCCAGTGCAGGCTGAGCATCCCAAGGTATCCACCCAACTGGGGGCTTACGTCATAGGGACTGGCATCGGCCTTGCCCTGCGTCTTCAAATCCACCAACACAAGCTGTTGATGATCATCCTTGCGGCGAAGCAAGCAATCAAAGCTGCCTGCAATGTTGCGCTCTACATCCGCCAGCCGATACTCGCAGGCCACAGCCTCGTAGGTATTCCAAACGGAATGTTCAAGCAGCGGTTCAACCCATTCCTTGTATTCCTCTGGATACTCACCAGCGTCACCAGTCGTCAGGAAGTTCTCCAGCGCCAGATGCACTGCTTTCCCACGCGGCTCCCAAATGTGTTTGGTTTCCATAATCCGCTTCATCGCCCACGCATCCTTCGTGCCCTTGCACACTTGCGTCACTGAATGATTCAGCCACTGGCCCGTGGGTTGCCATTGGTAGCGGTGCGCTTCCTCGTTGAACAGGATCGGCAGGGGCTGGAGCCAGCGCGAAGTCTCTGGGGTCTGTGACTTGGACGCGTTCGGATGGCGTGGGCTCATCTCTGAGAAGGTTGCGGTAAGTAGGCGGTGTAAAGCCGGGGATGCGCTTGGCATCCTCCATTGTGATGACCCAGCCGCGTGAAGGCACGTCTAGATCCTGCATTGTCCAATGACCGGCTTCAATGCCACGCCTTAGCAGGCGGCAAACCTCGGCGGTGTCAAATGCTGGTTTCATGCTTTTTCATGTATTCATGCAAAATGCGGCGAATAACTGCCGCAGTTGATTCACAAGGAAGGCGTTGCGTTTCAAGCCAGTCACGCATTTGCGCCGGCAAAACAACGTTAAGGCGAGGAAGCTTTGAGGGCATGTCAGACCAATGAAAGCTGTTGATGATGGGCGTGAGCTTTAGCGCCAGTCGGCGCGGAAAGAATTGAAATAGCCATAAAAGAATCCCGCCGCCATGGCGTATTGCCAAGAATAATATATGGATCCTTGAAACTATTTATCGCGGCAAAAGGATCAACGCCCTTTCTAATCGCCTCAAACAGATCCCACTGAACTAATTGCTTGTCAAATCTGTTTTTGAATTGTGCGCTCCTGCCTGTCACGTGAATTTTATAGTCGGGAAAAAACAGGCCCTTTCGAAGCATTATCTGCCTATATTCTTGTTCTCGATCCGTCAATGGTTTCTGTCTAAACCGCAGAGAGCCGCGCTCTGGGATTAGCAATCCTATGGACTGCTTGAGTTCATTTAACTCTGATTCGTAGCGATAAAGGGAAAGAATTCTCCTGTGAATGGCAATGCGTTCTTGATGCTTTAGTTGACCGTCAATACTGACTAACTCGCCAAACTCAAAGCTTTCAGAGCGCGTGTCATTTAATGATCTAGTTCCAACAAACGAAAACTGATGCCATCGCCTTACCCCTGTTTCCTTGCCAGGCTGGAATGGCAAGCATACGCGAATGAATGAATCAGTAGGTGGATGAAAGGCAATTGTACAGATGTGAGCTTTTTTCCGTTTGCCCTCAATAATACGAGCTTGCGCAATACAGATGCACTTTTCAAAATTCTTCATTGATCTTGCTCGTCAAATAATCGCCATGGCAACGTTGTGGGTAACACCAGCAACCAAGAACTTTTCCCTTTAGCTCATCAAGCCGATTGTGAAGGCTAAATTTGCGTGGAAAGAATATTTCATAGGAATCGCAAACCGTGTCCCTATCGCCATCGTTAGGCATCTCAAAAGGGTTGCCCCAATCACTGTTTCGATCAATGCGAGCAAAGTGTCCCGTTGTCTTTGCCCAATGAATTAAGGCGCGATCCGTTTCTTGGTGCATATTGGCAACAACAGTGCCACCTTTTTCGACGATCGCCCGTCGGTCAAGTTCAGATTCTGACCATTCGTATTCGGGTCGTGTTTCTTGTACAGCGCGAGTAACTATGGCTTCGGTAAGTTTGCCGTTGTTTTCTTGTTTAGCTATTTCTTGGGCCTTGCTAAAAGCGGCCGCAAGAGCTTCGTCATCGTTCTTGACAGAGACCAGCGGGCGGAGGTGGGTCTCGGGCATATCGCCAATACGAAAGTTCCGCCCGTTAGGGCGGATGTCTTGCAATTTGGCTTCTACGCGAGCGGCGCCCAACTGCTTCTCAATAGTTCGAGCGTGCAATTCGGGAAATTCCTCCATACAACATGCAGCGAAACTGCGATAACCCAAAGCCTTCCAGCCCTTGCGCTGATCCAAGTCGTAAATACGAGCGCGGACAGTGTTGATCCCGCGCTTAATGTCATCGACCGCCTGCCGAGCTTCCTGCTCGTTCATTTCTGGGGCTGTCGTCAGTGTTGCCGTCATGTCCGATTGCATTTCGGTGCCACGGTAGCACGCTTTAGATCTCACGCCATAGGCGCTGCGTGTCTGCCTTGTCACGCTCTGACGCGGCCATGGGATGCACCACATACCGCGCTGCCAGAGGGCTCTTAGCGTCATCAGCGCCCACGTTCGGGCAGTAGGTCATGTACAGGCCCTGATCGTCGTATTTGCCCATCGGGTGCCCGTAGCAGGCGTCCAAGGGTGGTGTGCGCGTGGTGGTGACGGTGTAGGACACAGCGCGGGTTTTACTGTCCGCCACCTGCCAGACGTATTTACCCTTGGCATCCGGTGAATACAGTTTCATGGTGAGTCTCGGTTGATTAACAAGGGACAGGATCAGTCGTTCTCGATCCAGCAGCCCATATCGGCGCTCCACGTCCGACCTGAAACCTGCGCCTTGTGCTCTTCCAGATACACCTCGTACTTGCCGTCACGCAACCAACGGAACAGATCGGGAAGGCTGCCCACAAACTCACCGGCGGTCTTCCTGCGCTTCTGCTCGGTAATGGCATTGTTGACCGCACCAAGCAGTCGTTCTTCGCCCTCAGCCTTCACCACCTTTTTCCATTCCTCAAACGCCTTCGGCTTGGACTGGCATGAGACTCGATCAGGTGCCGACTGATAAGTTTTCCACAGGAGCGCGAAGCCTTCGGAATACTCAACCTTTGCCGATTTTGCAACCTTTTTCTTGCCTATTTCTTTTTTTGTGTCCAAGTCTTCGGGCTGGAAAACCAAATCCAAACAGCCATCTGAACCAACAGCCGAAACAGCCTTCCCTTCGCCGGAAGGTTGCTGAGGCGTAGATTCTTGAACTTGCTTCGGTTGGGAGTTACCTAGAGGTGGTGTCCCCGCACCGACACAGTACGCGGGTAATCTAGCGTCCCTGTCAACCCCAAGCTCCAACAGGTAGGCGCAAAAGGTAGTCAGGGACAGGGTTCTCGGGCGAAAACGCTCCAGATCTTCGACCAAATCGTCGGGTAATCGCAGGAAAACGGCCTTTGGCATTGCTTGCTGATTTTTGCTTGGTGCAAGGAAAGCTTGCAAAGACTAGCCACGATTTTCAGGCTGGCAAGTGCCCTGCGGCACACTTCCAAAAGTCTTTAACTTGCGTTTTCCACAGCCTCAACCGTCTCATCCGCGTCTCATCCGCCACCATTCTCTCGTTTTGGGTTTATCCTTTTCTTATTGATTTTTTCTTCAACGTTGGCGCGATCAACCGCTGCCGAAGTCAACTTCCGTGTTGACACTATTTACGGTCTTCTGACCGAAGGACAATCGCGTGGTCAGATTGTTCAATTCGGATCGAAACAATGGAACATCACTCCACGTCAAGTAGATGAATACATCCAACGTGCTCGCATTCGCCTAGAAGAAGACGCCGCCATGACCCGACCCTCATGGATCGCTGAAGCCCTAGGCCGTGCCCGTACCTACGAACAGTCCGCTTACAAGCGTGGGCAAACTCAAGTCGCCCTTAACGCCATCCAACTCCAAGCCAAACTGATCGGTCTTGAAATTTGAGCCTGCTTGCCAATGCTCCCGGCGGCTTCCTGCTTGATCCGCCATCATCTCAACAGACTGGGCCAACCACTGATCAGGCTTTAGAACGCATACGGCAAACGCTGCTGCCGCATCAACTTGCCTTTTGTGATGACACGCAGCACCGCAAACTTGCCCTTGTCTGTGGGTTTGGGGCGGGTAAGACGCACGGCCTAGTGGCAAAAGCTGTGCATATGGCTGCATTGAATATCGGTCACGTCAGTGCATTGTTTGAACCTGTGGCACCGATGTTGCGCGACATTTTGCAACGCACGATGGATGACTTGCTTGAGCAGTGGGAGATACCTTTTGATTTCCGTGTCAGCCCGTTGCCGGAATACACCCTGCACTTTGCAGAAGGCAGTCACACAATCCTGCTGCGCACGATGGAAACATGGAACCGCATCCGCGGCCAAAACCTCTGCGCCATCGGCTTTGACGAGGCTGACACCGCAAATAAACGAGTAGCTGAGCAGGCAACGCGGATGGCCTTAGCCCGTCTTCGTGCTGGCAATGTGCAGCAGTTCTATGCCGCCACCACGCCTGAAGGTTACGGCTGGGCATTTGACACGTTTGACCGCAACGCTGGGGAAGACACGGCCCTGATCCGTGCTCGCACCATGGATAACCCGTATCTGCCCGATGGCTTTATTGACAGCTTGATGGCGAACTACCCGCCACAGCTGATCAAGTCCTACTTGGAAGGGCAATGGGTCAACCTCAACACGGGTCAGGTGTACGACCGCTTTGACCGTGCCAAGCATGTGGTGGCCAGCGTGCCTGACGTAAGCCGTGAGCCGCTGCGCGTTGGCGTTGACTTCAACGTGGGCAACATGTCCGCTGTGATTGGGGTGCGGATTGGCAGCAGCCTGCTGGTGATAGACGAAATCAGCGGAGCGCACGACACCGACGCCTTGGCCAGCGAGATCAAACGTCGCTACCCAGACAGACGTATATATGTGTACCCAGACGCCTCAGGCGGCAACCGCAGCACCAACGCCAGTCGCACGGATATTCAGATCCTTGAAAGCCACGGGTTCAGTAATCAGTCGGGCAAGGCCAATCCGCCTGTTCGTGATCGGGTGCTTGCGGTGCAAAGCCTGCTGGAAAACGCCAAGGGTGAAGTGCGTTTCAGTGTGGCGCCTTGCTGCCGGCGGCTGATTGAATGCCTAGAGCTGCAGAGCTACACAGAGAAGGGCGACCCCGACAAGGAAGCTGGCCACGATCATATGGTTGACGCGTTGGGGTATCTGGTCTGGCGTGAGTTCAACCCGTTGCATCAAGGTGCTGGCCGCGGCACGGGCATCAGGCTGTATTGATGATCATGGGGTATACTCCTGTAATCTGTCGCTAGCCTGAACCCGCCGCATAATCACAATGTCCGCACCTCTCTGGCACGACCTTGAAGCCGCTTTTGACTCCGTTCAAGACGACGGCTCCTACGACTTCAACGAAGCCGCTTCAGCCATGCTCACCGCCATTCAACAATGGCTATATGACGAAGGCTTCGATGACGCCGGCGATGCGCTTGACGATGAAATCAATCGCGCTGACCAAGCCGAATAAACTTTGATCCTGCTGGGTCGGTTCTGTCCGTAAGGCTGAACGCCGTGTGTGGCGGTATCGGAGGCCCAGCCATCATTTGGGGATTAACCTAGAACCATAGACTTTGTGCATGGTTAGGCGCAGAAGATGACTTACACCGGCTTTCGTCATTACGACCGGCTTCTGACGCGCAAGGCAACGCAGGTGCAGGATCCCAATAGCTCATGGGCTGCACAAGAGCCGCATTGGATCTTGATTGAAGATCTGATGGAAGGCACTTACGGTATGCGCCGTAAACATCGCCGTTACCTCCCGCAAGAACCACGCGAGCAAGACGAAAGCTATGACAACCGCTTGGCCCGTAGCGTTTGCCCGCCTTTTTATCAGCGCCTTGAACGGATGCTGGCTGGCATGTTGACCAGAAAGCCTGTACGACTTGAAGACGTACCAGACGTGGTACGCGAACAACTGTTTGATGTAGATCTTCAAGGCAACGATCTCAATATCTTTATCTACGAACTAGCCCGCAAAATGGTTCGTTATGGCCACGTTGGCATCCTTGTGGATTTCCCCCGTGGTGATAGTGACGCAGAAATTACTGACTTCACTCAGCTTCGCCCGTACTGGGTAACTTATACGCCGCGTGACATTCTTGGTTGGCGATCTGAAGTTCGCAATGGCGCACAGCAGCTAACTCAATTGCGTCTGCGTGAAATCGTTTGCGTGGAAGACGGCGAATACGGCGAAAAATACGTTGAACAGATCCGTGTCTTGCGTCCGGGCAGTTATCAGCTTTACCGCCAAGATGACACCAAAGGCGCTTATGCCTTGATTGCAGAAGGCACTACCAGCCTTGATTACATACCGTTTGCAACGGCGTATTCCAACCGTGTTGGGATGTTGGAATCCCGCCCACCGCTGGAAGATATTGCAGAGCTAAACCTAAAGACTTATCAGATTCAAAGCGATCTTGATAACCAGCTTCACATCAGCGCCGTTCCAATGCTGGCGTTTTATGGATTCCCCACCAGTGCGGAAGAAGTCAGTGCTGGCCCCGGTGAAGCTATCGCCTTCCCGTCTGATGGCCGTGCTGAATACATCGAGCCTGCCGGCAATAGCTTTGATGCGCAATATCGTCGCCTTGAGCAACTTGCCGCGCAGATCAATGAACTTGGCCTTGCCGCTGTTCTTGGTCAAAAGTTAAGCGCCGAAACTGCAGCAGCAAAGGCGATTGATCGCAGTCAGGGTGATTCAACCATGATGGTGATTGCCCAGCAAGTGCAAGATGCAATTGATAATTGCCTTCGCTTTCACGCTGATTACCTTGGCTTGCCTCAAGCTGGCGCAAGTTATGTGAACCGAGACTTCATCGGCGCACGACTTGAAAGCTCTGAAGTATTGGCGCTGCTGCAGCTTTACACCGCTGGTACGATCACACAGAAAACCCTGCTTGATCAGCTTGCATCTGGTGAAATTCTTGGCGACGATTTTGATGTTGAGGAAGAGCTTGAAGCAACACAAGCTGGCGGCTTGATTGAAATGGGCGGCCCTGAAAACCTTGGCGCAGAAGATGTTGCTGGCGAAGAAATGCCAAGCGATGAAATGATGATTGAAGAGGCCCCGGTGCTTGAATAATGACGCAATCAGGCGTTACACCAAGGCTGCTTGATATTGAGCAGTACAAGCGGCGTATTGATCGCAATCAACCCATTGTCAACATTTACCGTAACGCCATTGATCTAAACCGCTTTAGCAATGCAATCGCTAGACGCATCATCGTTGCTTACAACGACATCATTATTAGCGCAGTAAATGATCTGCGTTCCATTGATATTGGTGAAGCAACCGCGGGTGGTGGCATCATTTCGCCAGATTCTGTTCAAGCCCAGCGACTGCGCATCATTCTTGCTCAAACAAAGGAAAGTCTGAATACATGGACGGGCCGCAGCATTAACTTTCTTGGTACACAGCTTCAGGGCTTGGCAGAGCTTGAAACTGAATTTATTGCTCAACAGTTGCGTCTTGCCATTGAAGGTGGCTTAACAGAAGGTGGCCGCGAAGTGATGGCTAGCGAAATTGCACGCCGTTCTGTCAATACCGTTGCTGTAACCCCTGATTTTGCGCAAGCAGTTGTACGTTTTGACCCCTCAGACTTTGCCGCAGTTTTGCCTGGCACGGGTCCATTTACTTTGAATCTTGCTGATGGCGCCGTGATGACGCTGCCAAACGGTCAGGTATTGCGCAAGGCATTTACCAAGCTCGCTGAAGACTCCCAACAAAAATTAGGCGTAGCAATTCGCACTGGTTTGTTGACGGGTGAGCCAACGCCGCAGATTGCGCGTCGTTTAATTGGCAGCCTGCAGCAAGGTGATACACGCAGCACTATTAAACAACTTGCGGCTAAAGGCGGTGAACTGACCAGTCTTACCGACAATCAAGTTTTGGCCTTGGTGCGTACATCCGTCAATGATGTGGCCAATACAGCTAGTCAGCAGGTATACAAAGCCAACCCAAAGGTCACGCAAAAGTATCAATACGTTGCCACGCTTGATAGCCGTACCAGTGCAATTTGCCGCACGCTTGACGGCAAGGAATTTGAATATGGCAACGGTCCTTTGCCGCCGCAGCATTACAACTGCAGGTCTACGACAATTCCCGTGATCGACTGGGAAGGTATGGGTTTGACACCACCTGATCAGATCATTGGCGCACCAAAACGTGCATCAAAGGATGGCCAAGTTGCCGGCGACCTTGACTATGCGAATTGGCTTAAAAGCAAGCCCGAGGTTCAACGGGAAGTATTTGGCAGCAAGCAACCGTATTACCAACGCCTTTTGAAAAAGTACGGTGCTAGCGGTGCTTTATCGCGGATGGTGCGCGAAGACGGCAGCGAAGTTAGCCTGAAAGAGCTGCAGGATCGTTATGGGAACACCCCCACTTAGGCATTTCAGGGAAGGTTACGTTTACAGCGATTTGGTGTCAGCTGTAGTTGGCGAGACATGGATTGATGCCATCTACACGAACCATGGATGGTTTACGCCTGATCTGGCCGTTAAATTGGAGTCAGTCACGGAATGGTGCGATGGCCAAAAAGCCAACCAAGGCACAGAAGAAGATTGCCAAAGTGATGGGGGAGTACAAGGAAGGCAAGCTGAAAAGCGGCAAAGCCGGCCCCGGCAAAGGTCCAACCGTAAAAAGCCGTAAGCAGGCAATTGCCATTGCATTGAGCGAAGCTGGCAAGGCACGCAAAACCCGCAAGAAAAAGTAATGGCAATCGGCATCGGTTCCCGCGTTAGCTGGGTTTATCAAGGCACGCGCACTTATGGCACTGTTACCGGCAAGGCTGGCAATCGCGCCACCATCAAAGGTCCAACCGGCGGCAAAGTAGCCCGTGTCGGAACTGATGCTGATCCTGTCTTGCGAATTGAATCGGAATCAACGGGCAACCCAGTTCTGAAAAAGCGATCAGAATTAAAAGAGGCGCCTAAACGCAAATGAAAGGCCGAATCTGGGAAGGAAGCTGCACCTACCTCAAATGTGCCGATGGCTTGATTGAGGGTCGGTTTTTATTCCCCGTGCCAAATAGCCCCGAGGGTCTTGGCGCATTGATGGGCAGGTTGGCGGAAGGCGTTGAAGTGATCACTTGCACGGAAGGTGACGATGAAGACGAAGACGGCGAAGATGATTAACGCCGTTCGCTTTGGTGTATCCGATCCTTTAGCTCAGCAACATATTTACGCAAGGCGTTGGCATTGTCTGCGTGCCAGCGGTCATGGGTCTTTAGGTATTCCCGCGTATGCAGGTCAATCGCACGCAGCAGTTGGTGGATAACAGGATTCCACGGTTCACGCACTGGTGTATCCCATTCACGACGGGACATGACGTGCAAAATGCATCGTTTACTTATACACTTTGGCGGTAAACCCTACGGGTCACAATGTCTGAAGAACAACTGCAGGACGCTACGCCGATTGCAGACAATACCGACGCTGAGGCACTAAAGCGCAGCGTTGAAGCTTTAGAACGCAAAAATCACGAACTGATCGGCAAACTCAAAGCTGCGAAGGAGAAAGCCCCCGCCGTACCAGATGGCGTTGATATTGAAGAGCTGATTCAGTACAAACGCCGTAAGGAACAGGAAGAGCTTGAATCCAAGGGCAAATACGATGAAGCCCTAAAGCAATACGCTCAACAATTCCAAGAACGCGAGGATGGTTACAAGCGACGCATTGCCGAGCTTGAAGCGCAAGTTGTCGTCAATCAGCTTGATAACCGCGTTATTGGCATCCTTGCAGAACAGGGCGCTCACAATCCGTCTGATGCACTGCGCCTTGTGCGCGATCAACTGAAACTGAACGATGACGGCGTACCTGTGGGCATTGATGGTTACAACGAAATCCCAATCAGTGAATGGGTCGAAAAGCTCAAGCAAGAGCGTTCCTACCTCTTCAAAATGCAGCAGGCTCGCGGCAGTGGTGCGCCGATTGGTGCCAAGCCGATTTCAGGCGATACGCCCGTTGGCGTGAAAAACCCATTCAGCCGTGAGCATTTCAACCTCACCGAGCAGTCCCGTCTGTATCGCACTGACCGGGATATGTACGAACGCTTGAAAGCAGCGGCTAACAATGCTTAATATGTAACCGTTAGCGCGTGAAGGTTACGCCGGAAGCGCATTGGGTTACGCCCGCACCGTAAAACAATTTTGGAGATTTCACCGTGGCGACTCTTCGCTCCGATGTGATCATTCCCGAAATTTTTACGCCCTACGTCATTGAGCAAAGCACCCAGAAAAACCAGTTTCTGGCTAGCGGTGTTGCTCAGCCCATGGCTGAACTCAATGCCACCGAGGGCGGCGATTTCGTGAATGTTCCTTTCTGGAAAGCCAACCTGACCGGCGATCTGGAAGTTCTTTCTGATTCCACCAGCCTGACTCCCGGCAAAATCACTGCTGACAAGCAAGTTGGCGTGATCCTGCACCGTGGCCGCGCTTTTGAGGCCCGTGACCTTGCTGCTCTGGCCGCAGGTTCCGACCCCATGGCTGCCATTGGCGCGAAAGTTGGTGAGTACGTTGCTAACCAGCAGCAGGCTGACCTTTACAAGTGCCTTGAAGGTGTGTTCGGTGCCCTGACCGGCGGCGACTCCCCCGCTTTTGATGCACTGCGTTTCGACACCAGCAGCCAAACTGCTCTGAGCCCCCGCCACGTTGCAAAGGCTCGCGCACTGCTGGGTGATCAAGGCGAAAAGCTCAGCGCCGTTGCTATGCACAGCGCCTGCTACTACGACTTGGTTGAGCGCAAGGCCATTGATTACGTTCTGGCTTCGGATCTGGGCATCAGCCCCGACACCTCCATGCCTGACGCATTCGGCGGTTCTATCGCTTCTGCTTACACCGCTGATTACCGAGTCCCAACGTATATGGGGCTTCGAGTAATTGTTAGTGACGACATCACTAATTCGGCAGGTGTTTACGCTGCTTACTTCTTCACCAACGGTGCTATCGCCACTGGTGAGCAAGCTGCAATGCGTACGGAAACCGACCGCGACATCCTCGCCAAGTCGGATGCAATGTCCATTGACATGCACTACATCTACCACCCGGTAGGTGCTAAGTGGGGCGTGACCACCACCAACCCCACCCGTGCCCAGCTCGCCACTGTTGGCAACTGGTCGAAGGTGTACGAAACCAAAAACATTGGCATCGTGCGCGCTTCTGTTAGCTCCAATTACGACTGATAGGAGGAACTAACAATGGCTTCCATTTTTGAGCTTGAAGATCCGAATTTTGGTCGTTTGACCAAGGAACGGACTGTTAAGGCTGGCGCTGATGAAGCGACCACTCTGACCGCTGCCGAGTGTATTGAGTCCATCGTGACCGTGACCCCCACGGCCGCACGGACTTACACCACTGCTACCGCCGCCCTGATCCTTGCTGAGCTGGGCACTAACAATAAGGTTGGTCAAACCTTTGAACTGGTGGTGGTGAACCTCGCAGGCGCTACCCACGCCGTCACCGTTGCTGGTGGCACTGGCGTTACCGTGACCGGCGCTGCCGCTGTTTCGGCCGCAACCTCCGGTCGTTTTATCGGTCGGGTTGCCAGCAGCACCACTGTTGTGCTGTATCGCGCCTGATGAGCATGTTCGCCTTCCGGCGACTGCGTGAACGGGAGGCTCTGGCGAATGCTGGGGCCTCTTTTTCTAATGCAGAGCCCAGCCCTAAACTTGAACTAACAGACGATCAGCCGCTGTCTACCGATGGCAATAACAATCGACGCAACGGTGGGCGGCGCAAACGCCAACAGCTACCTGACACTGGAGGCAGCACAAGCGATCATTGATGGTTTTGTTGAGGATGCCGATGTGACTGCATGGGCGTCGGCGACAACCGATCAAAAAAATCGGGCGCTGTATACCGCAACGCAGCGCCTTGATCGTGAACGTTTCCTTGGTGCTCGCGCAACTGATACCCAAGCTTTGCAGTGGCCGCGTACTGGCGTGCGTAAGCCTGATACTTACATCAATACTTACGCCGTAGGCTTCCCGTTCCGTATCACCACGGATTATTTCACTGATACAGAAATCCCTGATCAAATTAAAAAAGCTCAAGTTGTTCTGGCGGTTTATCTGAACAACAACAAAGACGGAATGGGTTTGACGGGGCTTGAGGATTACAACAGCGTTACCGTTGGCCCCATCAGCATTTCGTTGAACAACAACAACCAACAGGCTGGCGCTGACAATATCCCGCCGATCATGGAGCGTTACCTAACTGGCCTGAGGATCAGCGGCCCCGGTAACATTGCCATCCGGCGCTCCTAGTCATGGGCATGTTCTCGTTTGGCGGTGGTGATTCCGTTCTGCGTAGCGGTTTTGAGATCCCTACGCATGATTACATCAGCAATACCTACGACGGCAGCAACAACTTGACGCAGGTTGAATACAAGCGTGGTGGCGCCTCTGGGAAAGTAGTAGCCACATTGACATTGACCTATGACGGCAGCAATAACCTATTAACAGTGAGCTGTGCGTTGTAATGACTGCAAGCTTTGATCTGCTTACTGGGCAGCTCAGCGTTCAACCAATTTTGCGTGCCATTAACCATGTTGGCGCCTTGGTAATCACGCAAGACGGGCAAATCAATTTTGAGCAAAGCTACGGCTCTGCCATTGAGCCTGTTATCACGAACGCCCTGCTTACAGAGGGCGGGGGCAAGCTCCTGCAAGAAAATGGCGGCTTGCTGCTCTTGTAGAAATTTTAAGCCCGTTTAGAATCAACGCAACAGGCACTTTTGCTAAACAGCCATGCGAGGTGATGACGCGCTAGATCCGGCCTATAGCATCGGCGCCGATTTCGTCAATTCGACTGACGCGCAAACGGGTCGCTGGAATCGGATCACGATTCTGAAGAACAACAGCAGCTTTGCCGCTATCACGGCTGAAAATTACACAGGCAATTCCTTGGTGGGAGAAAGCTTGCCAGCCGGCTTTGAGCTGATCGGAGTGTTTACCGCCTTTACATTGAACAGCAGCGGTGCTGTCGTCGCTTACAAAATTTGATCATGGCTAAATCACACGGCTCTGAAAGCGCGGTCATCTACAGCACAGGCGCTGAAGTGATCAATGACACGGCGGCGCATACTGGTCATTTCTCTCACATTGACTTTTACGAAAGCAGTACCATCACTGCAATCGTCTCAACAAACGTTGTGGACAACAGTTTCATCGGTGCTTCAGTTGATCAAGGTGCCCACCTAACCGGTTATTTCACCAGCATTCAGCTGCAAAACGGCGCCTGTATTGCATACAAGATCTGATGGCACTTGCACCTGCACTACGAAAAACGGCCAGCAAGTTGATGGCCAAGTTTGGCGGTCAAGTCACCATTCGGCGAATTACGACGGGCGCCTACAACCCAACCACGGGCACGGCAACGCCCAGTGCATCTGAAACTGTTGTGCGTGGCGTTCTTGAAGATGTAACCGAGCGGGAGGTAAACGATTTAATTAAAGGTTCAGACAAAAAGCTAACGATTGCCGCGGCCGACCTTGCTTTTGAACCCGCAGTGTCCGATCAAGTAACGGTATCAAGTCGTGTGATGCAAACGGTACAAGTCAACAAGATTGAACAAGATAATACGGCGATTGTATTTGAGATCTTTTTGAGGGAATGATATGGCACGCGAAATTAGGGTTGATCAGATTGATGAGTATGTAGCCGAAAAATTAAAGTTATTGGTTCGTGCTGCAACGCTTGAAGCTGATCGTCGCTTAAAGCTTGGCAGCCCAGTAGACACGGGTCGTTTCCGGTCAAATTGGCAAACGGAAATCCAAGATTACAGCGGTTCAGTCAGTAATAATTTGCCGTACGCCGAACGACTGGCTAACGGTTGGTCAAAGCAAGCGCCTGCGGGATGGGTTGATGGTGTAGCCAAGGATGTTCAGACTTATGTTGATTCTGAAGCCAATCGCCTTGGTAACCGAGCATGAGCTTAAACACGCTTCGCGCTGCGATTGAAAGCCGGATTGCAACCGAATTTGCGGCGGCCCCCGCAATCCAAGTTTCGTATCAGAACGTTCCGTTCACGCCGCCCAATAATGCAAGCTGGATCCAAGCCAGCATTCTTTGGGGTGATTCCGCGTATTTGACGATTCTTACCACTGCAACCCGTGGCACTGGTGATGGATTTAATCGGCGAAATGGAACGCTGGTATTCAATATTTACAGTCCACGCGGCGAAGGCCCCGGCGCTGCCTTGACCATTGCTCAACGCTGCATTGATCTGTTTTCACGTTTGCAACTGCAAAATATAAAATTCGACCCCGCAAATGGTCCGCGATCCATTGAACCGCCTGCCCCAGAAGGGTTTTACCAGACACAGGTGACAATCACTTTTGAGGCTTATGAGCAAAGCTAGAATCTGATCAGCCACTTACCGTTCACAACAATGGCTACTGTTCTGTCCGGTACGTCCGGCGCCCTTTACTACACACCTGCTGGCACCACCGCCACCTTCGGCGAATCCGCCGTTGACACCACCGACGACGAAATCACCGTCGCCTCCTACCTGAACTTCAAGGTAGGCGACCCCGTGAAGTTCAGCGTCGTCAACACCGAAACCGGCGCTACCGGCACTGGCACCCTGCCCGCCGGTATCACTGCCGCCACCACTTACTACGTGATTGCCTACACCGCCAGCACTGGTGTACTGCAAGTGTCCGCCACTGCGGGCGGCTCCACCATCACCATCACGGATGATGGCACTGCCGTTGCTCCCAACGCTTTCCAAGTGGCTTACGCCGCTCCTGCTGTTGTGGGTTCCGTCCGCGAGTGGAGCTTTGAGATCACCCGCGCGGAAATCGACGTTACGACCATTGGCCAAGCCATCGGTCAGTACGCTCCGTTCCGCAGCTACATCACCGGCTTTGCTGACGGCTCTGGTTCCGCCACGGTGTACACCACCGACGACGACACCACTTTGTCCAACCGGATGATCGAAGACGTGATCCAGCGCTCCCAGGCTGGCGCGACCATGAAGCTGTACATTGACCGCGTGGTTAGTGGCGGCTCTGTGGATGACACCACCAGCCGTTCGATTAGCGTTCCCGTGATTCTGACTTCGGCCAGCCTCACCGTGAACCCCGATGACGGTCAAAGCGTGGAAATTGCGTTCCGTCCTAGCGCTGCTCCTACCTTCGATCTCTCGAAGTCTTGATCTAACAGTCAAATACTGGCCCCTAGGTTGCGCTGGGGGCTTTTTTGTGCCTAAAGTAATTACAACCACCCATTTTTTTATGCCTGCTTCGGCCCCTTTGTCTGCCTTGGATCGCCTTCGTAAGGCCGCCAATCTAGAGCCTGTCAAAAAAGAGGTTGAGCTTAGCAACGGCGATATTTTCGAGATGTGGGTTGCCCCTTTGACCATGGCCGAGCGTGAGCGGGCTCAAAAACAGGCCAAGTCTGACGATGCCACCGCTTTTGCCTTGCAGCTGCTTATTAACAAGGCTTGTGATGAGACTGGCGCCAAGCTGTTCAAGCCTGGTCAAATTGATGAATTGAAAAACGACGTGAAAGACAAGGATCTTCAAACGCTGATGCTGGCGATCTTGACTGACGATTCGGAGGCGCTAGACACCAAAAGCGCTTGAGGATCAACTTAAAAAAGACGGTTACGTTCGGATTCAGTTTTTTGTCGCCGAGAAACTTGGTTACACGCTGTCCGAGCTGCGCCAGAAGATGACGGACACCGAGCTGATGGGCTGGTACGTCTACTTCAAGATTCAAGCGGACGAGGAACAAGCCGCTTACGAAAAAGCAAAGCGCCGCCGATAACTGGCGGCTTTTTTGTAGGTAGACTTTATTCAGCCTGGGATAGCTGCCGTGTCCGTCGTCGCTAACGTTGCCATCAATGTTGATGCAGCCAATGCGATCCAGCAACTCAACCGCGTTGACGCAGCAGCTAAGGGCACGCAAAAGGGATTCGCAACTGCAGCCTTAGGCGCCAAGGGCCTTGGAGCCGCTATTCAGGCTTCACTTGGTCCATTGATTGCTTTTACGACAGCAGCCGAAGCCGTAAGAAAAAGTCTTGAAACTGCTTTTGCACGCGGTGCCGCAGAGCAACGACTAAAAAATCTAACCGGATCAACAAAAGAATTTGAAACGGCTACGGCTCTTGCTGCTAATGCTGCTAACAAATTCGGGCTGACACAAACCCAAGCAACAGAAGCGTTTGCTGACGCATATAGTAGGTTGAACGGGCTTGGATACGGGCTTAAAGAAGTAAATGATATTTATTCGGGTTTTAATGTAGTTGCTAAACAAGCTGGTATTTCATCGGACGATGCCGCGGGTTCGTTCCTGCAGTTATCGCAGGCAATGGGTAAAGGCGTTCTTAATGGAGATGAGCTGGCGATTATTTTGGAGAGAATGCCTCAGCTTGGCGCATTGCTTGCCAAGGAAATGGGCGTTAGTGCTGGTGCAATCAAGCAACTTGGTTCGGAAGGCAAAATTACTGGCGAAGTTATTTACAAGGCACTTGAAGGTGCGTCTAGCTCTGCCGGTGCATTGGGGAGCAATCTGAATAATCAGCAACAAGCTTTTGCTCGGTTGTCTCAAGTAGCGGATCAATTATTTAATACGCTTGGTCAAGCACTTGGCCCTGTTGTAATCAAAGGTGCTGAATTATTGGCGCAAGCTGGGCAGCAAGTCGCTGATCGCTGGAATTATGTAGCCAATGTTTTGTTCCCGCAAGTAGTGCAAGCAATCGAACCGTTAAGGGCGGCAATTGCAAATGCAATAGAGGGCTTTGATTTTAGTGTAATCAGCACAGTGATACAAAATGTTTTGATCATAGGCTTTAACATCGTGGTTGCCGTGGTCGGCAATTTATCCAAAGTTCTTGGCTTTGTTATTACAAAATTCAAAGAGTTATCCAATAATCCAGTATTCAAATTTATTGCAGAGCAAGTCGGCAGGCTGCTTAACTCGCTTGGTCTTACTACCAACCATGTTGCTGAATATAAAAAAGAACAACAGGGAGCAGCGGAAGCGGCGGCTAAAAACGCAAATGAATTTAGTAAGCTGCCACCGCAAGCGGTTGACTTGAAGGCTAAGCAAGCTGCTGTAAAGGCCGAACTGAATGCCCAGCTTGGTGTACTTGCTCAGCAAAAGCAGATCAATGAGCAAAATAATCAACTTATTGATTCGCAGCGCAATTTGCTTAAGGGATTAAACGATATCGAAAAAGAAAGATACGGTACGCAGCTTAAATATGCTTTGTCCTTCCAAGAGGAAGTGGCAGTCATCAATCAAATAACAAAAGCCAAAAAAGAAAGCAACCGCCTTGACGAGGAAAGCGCAAATATTCAAGCTCAACGCAATATTGACAACGCCTACATTGCAGCGGAAGAAGCAAAGCTAAAAGCGGACGCTGCAGCGGCTGACTTAAAAGCACTTGACGTTAATACCGAAAACTACAACACCAAAAAGCTAGAACTAGAAACAATTATCAAAGGCGCCGATATTGCAGAACGAGGCATCGGTATTGCATATGCAGTTGCTGAAAACACCAGGCAAGGCGCAGCAGCAGCGCGAGAACGAGCCGACGCAGTAGCGAAGCAAGCACAAAGCGAAGGGATCGTTGCTGCATTTGCTAAAGAAGCGGCCGACATAAGCCAAGCAGCCGCTCAAATCGCAGAACAAACAACAAACGCTCTTGATAATCAAGTAAAACTTTCAAGCGCAGCCGCAGAAGCGCAAAAGACTATAAACAATGCTCAAATTCAAAACCTAGAAAATGCGCTAAGGCAGGCAGATACAGAGCAAAAACGCGCCGCAATCAAGAGTGAAATTAGGCAGCTTGAAATTGCCAATGCTGCAATTACCCTTCAAACGACACGCTCTCAAATTGCCGCGGAAGTACAGCGTCAGCGTATCGCCATGAGTTTGGCGGAAGTTAAATACAAAGAACTTGAGGCGGTTGTCAATCTGGCCGCCGCACAAAAAGTTCTTACCCGAGATCACATCCGTGCGCTGGAAGCTCAGCGTTCCGCTCTAATCATTGCCCAGCAA